GTGGCCGCGAAATTAAATCGCCTGGGTATTGTGGTGGAAAATCCAGGAGAACTACGTAGACTTATGCAAAGTTCTGGCAGGTCTGGTGCAGTTTGGGAGGGGTTTTAGGTATGGGACGAGGCCGCCGACCGAAGCCGACGACGTTGAAAGTCCTGCAGGGGAATCCTGGCAAGCGGGGGCTCAATGAGGAAGAGCCGTCATATGGCGAAGGTGCGCCGCCGAAACCCGACTGGTTTGACGACTATGCCTCGGCGGAATGGGACGTGTTGACCGGCATTTTGGTTCCTGCGCGCGTGCTGACGAAGGGGGAGATCGGCGTCCTGGTCGTCGCCTGCGATGCCTACTCGCAGCTGCGGCAGTGCCAGGAGTATTTGAAAGAGAAAGGCTCGATTTCCTATGACGCCAGCTCCGCGACCAGCGGGGCGAACTACAAGCCCTACCCGGAAGTCGCGCAGCGGAACCAGGCCCGCCGGCAATATCTCTCGGCTCTCTCCGAGCTGGGGCTCACACCATCGGCGCGCACCAAAGTAAAACGGATTCCAGAGAGCGACAAGGGCGGCGTGAAGCGGTTGCTGGGGTAGGTGATGCCGATTACTGTGGGAACACCGAAGCGCACACCAAGACGACGCGGCCGCCGGGCGCCCACGAAGGCGAAGCTCTCACCGACGGCGCTCGCGGTGGATCGCTACATCGAGGGCGTGCTGAACGGGAAGGTCATCGCCGGGCAGCTGATCCGGCTGGCTGTGAAGCGCCGGCTGCTGGATCTCCAAAAGGGGAAAAAGCGGGGGCTGCGGTTCGATGAGCAGAAGGCCAGCGATGCGATCGAGTTCTTTTCCTACCTGAAACACTCAAAGGGCGAATGGGCCGGCCAGTCCTTCACGCTCGAACCATGGCAGAAGTTCATCGTCTGGGTGCTGTTCGGCTGGGTGAAAAAGGACGGAACGCGCCGATTCAAAACCGGCTATCTGGAAGTCCCGCGCAAGAATGGCAAGAGCACGCTCGGGGCGGGGATCGGCCTCAAGCTCGCATTCGCCGACGACGAGCCAGGCGCCGAGGTCTACAGCGCCGCCACCAAAAAGGACCAGGCGATCATCGTCCACGGCGAAGCTACGCGCATGGTCAAGGCATCGCCCGATCTGATCGATGTCATCCAGGTCTTCAAGAACAGCCTCACGCGGATCGACAAGGCGCAGAAGTATGAACCGCTGGGGGCCGACGAAGACACCCTCGACGGCTTGAACGTGCATGCCGCCATCGTCGACGAGCTGCACGCGCACAAGAAGGCCGACATGTGGCGCGTGATGCTGACCGGCACGGGCGCGCGGCTCCAGCCGCTCCAGCTTGCGATCACGACCGCAGGCGTGGATCAGGATGGCGTCTGCTACGAGCAGCGCGAGTATGGCGTGAAGGTGCTGGACGGGACCCTGGAGGATCCCGAGTTCTTCGCGTTCATCTGTGAGCTCGACCCGGACGACGACTGGATGGAGCCCAGCAACTGGCGCAAGGGCAACCCGAACCTGGGCATCTCGGTGCGCGAGGACGAGCTGGCGTCGGCGGCCAAGCGCGCGGCCGCCATCCCTGCCGACCAGAACGACTTTCGCACGAAGCGGCTAAACGAGTGGTGCGAGCAGGCGACGCGATGGCTTCCCATGCTCGAGTGGCAGAAGTGCCCGACCGCGCCCGTGCCCCTGGCGAACCGGGTGTGCTTCGGCGGTCTCGATCTGTCGAGCACGCGAGACTTTACGTCGTTCGTCCTGGTGTTCCCGCCCGATCGCGACGTGCCAGTGTGGGCGCTGCTGTCCTGGTTCTTCATTCCCGAGGCGCGGCTGAAGGACACCAGCCTGGGCCAGTTCCGCAAGCGGCTAGTGGACTGGCGGCGCGATGGGCATATCATCACCACGCCTGGGAACGTGGTCGATTACGACTTTGTCCGCCGGGAGATCGGCACCGCCGGTCAGCTATATCGAATTCAGGAGATCGGCTACGATCCCTACAATGCGACGCAGGTCGTCGTCCAGCTCGGCAATGACGGGTTCGAAATGGTCGAGATGCGCCAGGGCGTCCAGACGCTGCACGCGCCCTGCAAGGAGCTGGAGAAGCTGGTCGTCGATCACCAGCTGAACCACGGCGCGCATCCGGTACGTGGCTGGATGGCGTCGAACGTGTCGGTGGTGCGGGATTCCAACGGGAACATGAAACCCGACCGACAGAACCCGCGCCTCAAGATCGACGGCATAGTGGCGACGGTGATGGGGATCGGCCGCGCCATTGCCTACGACTCCGAAGGCGCGACGAGCAAGTACGAATCGCAAGGCCTGATCAGGCTGGGAGGGTAACGTCTGATGGGGGTACTGGCTCGAATTCGCAACGCGCTGATCCAGCGCGACCCCGGCCGGCTCAGTGGCACGCGCGCGCTCGGCGTGACGCGGCACGCTGGCGTGACCGTGACGCAGGAGAAGGCGCTGACGCTACCGGCCGTGTGGGCCGCCTGTCGTCTCGTGGCGGAATCCGTCGCGATGATGAACTGGGGGTACTACGAGGAGAAGGCCGACGGCTCGAACACGAAGCTGGTGCGCGATCCGCTGCACCGCGTGCTGAAGCGGCAAGCCAACCCCGAGATGACCGCGTTCACGCTGAAGCAGGTCATGGTGTTCCATGCGCTGATGTGGGGCAACGCCTACGTCGAGATCGAGCGCACCGTCGGCGGCGAGGTCGCGGCGCTGTGGCCGATGCTCCCCGATCGCACCACGCCCATCCGTCAGGGCCGCGCCCTGGTGTACGAGTACAACCTGGGCAGTGGGGAGAAGGTCTACCTGCCCGCGCGCGATGTGCTGCACGTGAAGGGGCTGAGCTTCGACGGAATCATGGGCCTCGACGTGCTGACGTTCCTCGCCCGCGCCAGCGCGATCGGCGTGGCGATGGACTCTTTCCAGGCCGCGTTCTTCGCCAATGGCACGCACGTCTCCGGCGGCCTGTTCCACCCGAAGACGATCAGCAAGGACGCGGCCGCGCGACTGCGCGAGGAGTTCGAGGCGATCTACCGTGGCCCGACCAATGCCTTTCGGATGGGCGTGTTCGAGGAGGGCCTGGAGTGGAAGTCGTTCCAGATCACGCCCGAGGCATCGCAGATGATCGAGGCGAAGAAGCTGACGATCACCGACCTCGCCCGGTTCTTCCGCATCCCGCCGCACAAGCTCGCCGACCTGGAGCGCGCCACCTTCTCGAACATCGAGGAGCAGAACCTGGACTTCGTCACCGACACCATGCAGCCCTGGTGCACGCGCATCGAGACCGAGGCCGACGCGAAGCTGATCCCGATCCAGTATCCGAACCGCTACACGAAATTCGATCTCAAGGTGCTGCTGCGCGGCCGGCAGAAGGATCGCTACGAGGCTTATCACATCGCACGGCTGGACGGCTGGATGAACGCCGACGAGATCCGCGCGCTGGAGGAGATGCCGCCGCTGCCCGATGGCCAGGGCAAGGTCTATCTGGTGCCGGTGAACATGCAGCCGATCGAGCTGGCGATCAATCCGCCCGAGCCCGCCGCGCCCGCGAAGCCGGCCGAGCCGAAGCAGAACGAACCGGCCGATGCCCTGGGCCCGGTGATCCGGCAGACGTGGTCGAGGATCTGCCGGCGCGCGTCGAAGCGCGCCGAGGTCCTGGACAAGCTGCCGTCCGCTGACCGTCCCGCCAAGGCCCGCGCCGTGCTCGAGGATCAGGTCGCGTACACTCGCACCGAGCTGCTGCCCCTGGTCCGAACGCTCAGCGAAATATCGAATCGATTCGATAATTGGGAAGCGACCGCGACGGCCGTGACCGATCGGCTGGTGAAGGCGTTCGAGGCCCAGTACGCGGGCGAGACCGTGCCGACCGATCCCGACGAGTGGGCGCTACACTGGGTGGCGCGAACCAAAGCCGCCGTGCTGGAGGAGATGACCCGTGCTGCAAGTTAACGCGAAGGCCGCCACCGGGGCGGAGATCCTGCTCTACGACAACATCGGCGAGGACCCGTGGTTCGGCGGCGGTGTGAGCGCGAAAGCGTTCGCCGAGGCGCTGGCCCAGGTCGGGAAGCAGCCGGTGACCGTCCGCATCAACTCGGGCGGCGGATCGGTGTTCGAGGGCGCGGCGATGTACAACATGCTGCGCCAGCACGCGAAGCAGGTGACCGTGGTGGTGGACGGGCTCGCCGCATCGATCGCCAGCGTGATCGCGATGGCCGGCGATGTCGTGCGGATGGGCGAGACGTCGTGGTTCATGATTCACGCGCCCTGGACGTTCACGATGGGCGACGCCGCCGAGCTGCGCCGCACCGCCGACACACTTGAAGCGATGGGCAACGAGCTGCAGGCCGCGTACCAGCGCAAGAGCAAGGCCAGCGAGTCCCAGGTGCGGGAATGGATGTCCACCGAGACCTGGATCAACGCGCGCGACGCGGTGGAGCTGAAGCTGGCCGACGAGGTGGTGGAGCCGATGAAGGCGGCGGCGTGGGTGCCGTTCGACCGGTTCGGCTACAAGCACGTGCCCGAGGAGGTGAAGGCAGTGCGCCCGAGCGTGAACACGCGCGCCGGCCTGGCGTCGATGCAGAACGTTCTGTCGCGCCTGGGGCTTGACAGCAGCAAGCGCGCGCGCTGAAATTCACCCCGACGCGGCCCAGCCCGCGACGGAACTTGACCAGTCAAGGCTCGACCCCGAACAGGGGCTCGGGCCTTTGTTGTAAATGGGAGCACGAAATGAAGATCAAGACCCTGTTCGC